GCAAGTTATACCGAATTGAGGAAAGCACTCGCAAAGGCCCCCGCTACGGATTATGAAAAAGCCCTAAAGCTTGTTTCAAAGCTTTCCAGTGAAGAACGCGCCGCCCTAATCAAAACCATGCAATAGGGTTTACAACGTAAAACGAAAGCCTAGGGGTTTCAAAGCCCCTAGGTTTTCTTTGTGTCTTTTTTTTGAGCCGTTGAAACGGTCATAATGAAGGACCGAACGGACGGAAGGCAAGGGGAACAAGATGTTTCAATACAATCCTAAGACGTGCAAGATGCTATACAAGTTATGCCCTATCGGTACGATTGTGAGGCGTGATGACGGCATATGTGACGTTACAGACGTTAGGGGAGAGGAAAAGACATATCCATCCTTTGATGAAGCTTTGTGTCACTTCACACGCTTCATGTCGTGGGATAACTACACACGCCACACCCCCCCTCCCCCATCACGTACTATTCGTAAGAATACAGAAGTATGTCAGCGTTTCGGTAGAGTTTGAATTTACATTGTAAACCAAGATAACCAAGATAGTCGGAGACTGATATGACAGCTAAACAATTAACATTCGACATGAACGATATACGAAAAACCGTATCAAGTCAATTTATACGAAAAGCCGTATATTTTGATAGTAAAAAACCATACCAGCAATCATGATAATCGTCGGCAACACTGTCGGCTTCCTTATCGGAATGTGGATCATCCTCAGAAGTAAATAATTTAGACGCTAAACGGAGGTAGTCATGAAAACCAACGCATCCGAACGACGCTTTCTGGAATATCAGAAACGCGCCAACCCAGACGTTCCTGAAAAACTATGGGACCGATATTGCATCTACGTGTCGTGCGTAGATGACCCCGACACCTTTGCAGAATGGGTATCACGATGAATAAGTCAGACACCACCTACAAGATTGTCCGCCTCTACAGAGACGTAGATAGGGAATCGCAAGTAATCCACACAGGACTAACATTAGAGGAAGCACAGAGTCATTGTCGTGATGAGCGTACCTCTACACCCGAATACTTCGAAGCAAATTGATGCGCGAGTACGATGAAATTCTGGAACAGATGAGCCAGAATTGTGTACGTGAATATTCCAAACGGTACGGAAGTTAGACTCTAACATAATCGGAGACTGAAAATGACAATGCTCGTAACAGGTTACAAATCTAAGAAGCAACTCAAGGAGAGCGTAGGAAAGCCCTTGAGGTATCGAGAAACATCTATATTTGGACCCGAATATAAAGAAACAGGTAAGTTTGTAGTCGCTCACCGTCCAGCCATAACGGGATTGCCGGGCCGTGAGTTCTTTGCAGAAGTAACTATGTCAAATTCTTTAATCGCAAAGGTGAAATAACATGACAAATCTATACAATTTTACGGAAACCAAAGAAGAAGAAAAGGAAGAGAATTTACAGTGTAAAGCCTATCATATTCTCTACGATGAAGCCATGAAACAAGCAAATTCTACATCCTATTTTGATAGTAAAAAAGCATGGGTCAGCGAAGCTATCAAATACGCAGTTCTTATCGACAAAGTATTAGCTAACGATGGCTAAATGGCAACTGACAACTAATTATGATCTTATTATAGATGATTTATATAAGTTACACGAAAAGAAAGATATAAATTATGTATTCAAAACGATGGAAGATGTTATAGATAAGATGTCTGAAGAAGAACTAAACTTATGGGTATCTACCTACAACCTAAGAGGAAAGAAACATGCTTAGAAACAAAGATGCAAAAAGAATTAAGTTTAAGATTGAATTTATGCTCTTGATGGCTACAGTAGGACGTATTGAGGAGTCACAAAAAGCTTTACAAGATATCTTAGATGTTCTAAATCTTTATATAGAAGATAAAGAGGATAAATATGCTGCATGATCCTATATTCCTCAAAGTAATTACATTTTTTATAGCAGCTATAATTATATTGTTGGCTGTTTTAGTCATGATAAAATATAATAACAGGGATTCTTAACCATGTTTCAAACAGATCAACCTAAGATTGCAGACTATGCCGTTATGTCGCCTAATAATATGGCGCGTGTCTTTGATATGGTGTCTCTTTCTATTCAACAGCCTTGGTATAATGTAGGAAATATGTTGAAAGATGTAGATGATAACGGTCATGAAAGTAAATATCTTTTTGGGGCAAAGAGACCCGGCTTTGAATATGTAAGAGCTAACAAACAAGAACTTTACGATGTAATCTTTCTAAAAAACATGACAATAGAGGAAAGATTGCTGCATGTAGCAGGTACACCCGGCCTAGGCTTACCGAAGGCAGGTTTTGTACTGCAGCTATGCATTGGAGAGGTGGGATGTCTTGATGTACACAATCTTAACAGATTTGGCCTATCTCCTAATGTATTCAAGCTAGGTAAAGTTAAATATGATACAGCCCTAAAGAAAGCAAAGCTATATACAACTACCTTAGAAAACATAGGCGGTTGTGAGTACCTATGGGATAGTTGGTGCATCTTTATGGCGGATAAGTATCCTAAGCGATACAACAACGCCCAACATGTATCACGTCTACACGTAGAATATCTCTTACAAAGAATAGAATTTACACTGTAAACTTAAATAAGCTATGCAAGACAAAAAGCTACGCTTTAGGAGGCAGTATCTAAATGCTAGACAAAGGTTGGAGGGAGTGGGCGCAGATCATGGCTGAAGTTAAGCCATCTCTTTATGAAGCTTCTTGGAAGAAAGAAATAGGTATTATTTATCAGGAGGAATGTTACAAGGCGGACCGCGCCGTAAGCTTCAATACTTTTATGAAAGAGATTCATAAACAACTAAACAAAGAGGATAAAAAAAATGCACGTTGTAACTAAATGTTTAGACTGCGAAGGTTACGGATTTACAGAGACACATGATCCAACCTCCTCTAAAATAATTCATTGTTTTGAATGCGATGGAGTAGGTGAGAAGTATAACGAAGAGAGCTACGATAATCTTTATGAAGCACAAAAAGATTATGGCAATCTTGTACTTAGAATAGAAGACTGACTTCTATAGCTGATACAAACAAAAGGTAACACCGATGAAAATATTTAAGATATACCAAAACAGTAACAAAGACTATGACACCTACGATAGTGCTGTAGTAATAGCGAACACCGCATTTGATGCAGTTCAAATTCATCCTAATAGATATGAAAAATGGTGTAGTAAATCGTGGGTGCACGACGTTGACCTCGTAGAGGTTATTTATATTGGCGACGTTGTAGGAGAACCTGATAAAGACATCTACCCCGGTGCCGTCATTAGTGCTTCATTCAATGCAGGATAAATACGATGAAGGAAAAACATCTTATAGCCTTTATGAAGACGGCTTATGCATTTGCTGAATGTAGTCACTCTCAACGTCTTAAGGTTGGCACAGTCATTGTTAAAGATAATAGGATTATATCTATTGGATACAATGGGACGCCTCACGGATGGGACAATGAGTGTGAGTACACTACTTTCTTTGAGGCAGATAGGCAGCTACAGGAACCTGAGCTTGTAACTAGAGAAGAGGTTCTACATGCAGAAACAAACGCTATAGCTAAACTAGCTAGGTCTAATGAAAGCGGAGAAGGTTCTACCCTCATTACAACTCACTCACCATGCATTGAGTGTGCAAAGCTAATATATCAATCAGGTGTCCAACAAGTTATCTTTGCAGAAAAGTATAGAAACGTTAATGGACTTTCTTTTCTTACTTCTTGCGGTGTAGAGACTAAACATTTTAAACTGAAGGAAAATAGCAATGTCTAATGAAGTAAAGAAATATCACTGGTTTTATGAAGATAATAGTTATACCTTAGAGGAGTATCTCAATAAGGTAGAGGAACTTATCTCTAGTGCTACTGTGCAAATGCAAGAGTGTAATGGTGATCTATTCATGTCCGAATACCAGAAACTTTTAGAAGGTTCCACAAAACTAAGCTACCTTAACGATCAACTGAAGGAGAATAGCAATCTTTGAAGATGATATGAAATTCAATGCTCTGGAGCAGATAGAAAAAATAGAGTTTGTTAGAGAGCTAAAAAATAAGTTGACTAAGTTTGAAGAAGAACTTATAAGTGGTTTTGTAAGAAACGAAGGACAAATGGAGATAGAGCATGAGTAATAGTATCAACGTACACAGCGTAGAAAAGATTACAGTAGATAGAGATGAATTTAATTCTTTTGTTACCACTACTGTAACAGCTACAGACAACAAAGGTAATGAACTTTCTTTTGTTATGTATAGTGATGATAAAGAAGTAACTCTTATTAACTCAACAGACAACGAATAGGACTATTGAAAATGGAAAACCTTCTTAACACCCATGAAGACAATCGTGAAATCTTCTTTCAAGTCTATGAGCAGCCTGTAAAAGGTATCCACACTGGGGATGCAGCACCCAATAAAAAGATGCTAATGCGTAGCAATGGTAGTGGAAATCTTGATACATATCTTGATGTAGTAAACGATAAGTATCGTGTCGTACAGAACAAAGAAATTCTTGCACCACTACAAAATCAAATGATTAACTTCTTTGACCCTCTTGTTTTGGAAGATGTAAAGATTAAAGATACTGTATCAGCTAATGGCTTAGTGTGTTATGCAGAGTATGTCTTCCCATCTATTAAGTCAGAGATTGAAACATCAACAGGTCATAAGACCAACCTTGGGCTGCGCTTTGTAATGAAGAATAGCTTTGACGGCAAGGGTAGTGTGGTCTTTTGGTCAGGTGTCATTGACTTCTTCTGTACCAATGGCATGGTAAATGGTGCCTTCGATGTAACACGTAAACGACACAGTAAAAACTTCAACACTGAAGGTTTTATTGATGCCTTTGCTTATTCGCTGGATCGTCATGCACTCTCAGTAGAGATGTACCAGAAGTATGCAGATACAAAGCTTGGCTCCTCTCTGGATATACAGAAGTTGTTTGATAAGCTTACCAGCACCAATCGTGCCGAAAAGAAGCGAGATGGTGGCCTAGCTGATCGCCTCTTTGCACAATGGATTGATGAAGTTAAGGTAAGGGGTAACAATCTTTTCTCTGTGCAGTCAGCTATGACACATTATGCATCACACGATAATGATGGTCGCTTTGATTTGACAAAGGCAGGAGATGGTGGTACTCTGTACAAACGTAGTGAACAGGTCAGCAAATGGCTTTCTTCTCCTACGTGGAAGGACTTTGTGGAGCATGTAGCTGCGTAACTTTTAAAACTTTATAGGAGAGTTATAATGCGCTACCGATATAAAACCCATTCAGAAATACCACCATATATGGAAGATTATCTTCTTTCTGTTGTTGGTGATACTTCTCTTGTAGAAGTGCCTGTTGAGGACATCAATGATTTTCTCAATGGCTATGACGACTGGGCAAGTAGAGGAGATGTATCTTTACATGAAGTAAACTATAAAGATACATTTAAGGGCGACACTATCCATTAAAGAAAGAAAGGGGGCGGTGAGACATACGGTCATACTTTGTCTTGCCGCCCATATTCCTAATGAACTTATTTAAACTTTTACTAATTTTTACTGCTTCATTCTTAATTTCTTTTGTATTTCTTACACTAATGGCTTATGCCAATACTGTAGAAGATGAATTAGATTGTCTTGCAGAAGCAGTTTATTTTGAGGCTAGGTCAGAGCCGTTTGTTGCACAAATTGCAGTAGGAAATGTTATATATAATAGAGTTATGTCTAATAAATTTCCTAATACTTTTTGTGGAGTAGTACATCAAAGTAAGAGAAATAAACAAGGTAAACTTATTAAACATAGATGTCAGTTTTCTTATTATTGTGACGGTAAAAAAGAAAATATGTATGACTATGAAGCTTATGAATTAAGTAAAAGAATTGCACAATTAGTTATTAAGGGTGTAATTATTGACTCCATTAGAGGAGCTACTCACTACCATGCTAACTACGTAAAACCTAAATGGTCCTTAGAAAAGAAGTACTTAGGAGAAATAGGATTACATAAGTTCTATAAATAATAGAGGAACTATTATGCCTTTGTCTCAGGCAAACCTTAAAAAACATTCTATAACTCTTATGTCAACAGCAAAAGAAATAGAAGAACCTGTTAGATGTTTTAGATTAGCTGCTGGTGTTATATATAAAAATATTTTAGTAAGTGTGGGAGTTAATAGTTATAAGACTGACCCCTTTCAAGCTAGGTTTGGAACTAGTGTACATGCTATACATTTACACGCAGAAGTAGCGGCTATTAAAAATGCTTTACGTAAACTATCTGTAGATGAATTAAATAAAGCAACACTAATAGTTGTAAGAGTTAAAAAAAGAGAGCACGATAAACTATATGAAGCAACAATAGCTAAACCTTGCAGTGGGTGTCAAAGATGTATAGCAGAGTTTGGGATTAAAAATGTTTTTTATACAGGAAAAAAAGGAAGGTTACAGCAACTATGAAATGTGAACTTATTAGTTCTTTAGGAGATGATTTAACAGTATGTAATGCTGCTCGTGTATCATTTGATAAGGAATCAAAGTGGGCTAGAGATATACGTGTCACTGGAGAAAAAGAATTAAATTCTGGTGACAAAAAACTAATTAAGTATCTAGCAAATCACGAACATTTTACACCTTTTACTCACTGCATGATAACAATGAGGGAAGAGGTTCCCATCTTTGTAGCTCGTCAGAGGTTTAAACACACCATAGGGTTTAGCTATAACGAAGTAAGCCGTAGGTATGTAGATAGTGATCCCCTATTCTTTCACCCTACTCTATGGCGTAAGAAAGCAGAGAATAAGAAACAAGGCTCAGAAGAAGACGGTATTCCCTCGCAAACTATAGTTAATAAAGCCTATGATACTTTTTTGATTGCATCTAAAGAACTTTATGATAAAATGTTAAGTATGCAAGTTGCACCAGAACAAGCCCGAATGGTACTACCACAGAGTATGTATACGTCTTACTACGTTACAGGTTCTCTTGCAGCTTTTGCTCGTGCATATAAACTTCGCATTGAAGAACATGCTCAGAAAGAAATAAGAGACTTAGCAAAAATGTGGGATACTATCTGTTCAGATATTTATCCTGTTTCATGGAAGGAATTAACAAGTGGCAGCTAAAAAAACAATGGGCAGCGGTAAACCTGCTCATATCCAGCAGCATATGCGTACTAGTATTGGTGATAGTTTTAATAGCCGACCAAAGAACAAGCATAAGCGCCGAAGCTTTAAGGCTTACAGAGGTCAGGGAAAAAAATGACTGATTTAGTTTCAATAGCTACATACGATAAGATTGTTTCTTTTTCTGAACATGCTACAAATAAGTTTCAGGCTGGTAAAATTTCTTACGAACAATTTTGTAATATTGAAATGATGGATTTAGGATATAATCCAAATAACCCAAAAGAAGTAGAGGAGTATCTAAACTTTATAGACGATTTAAAAGACGAGCTTATTGACATAATTTTTGTAACATGCTTACAATGTAATGCAGAACACCCGGTTACCCACATGAAGTGGGAAAAAATTCTTTGCTTAGATTGTAAGAGTGAAATAGTAAATCCAAAGAAAGAAGTATAGTGAAGAATTTATGGGAAAAAGATAGAAAAACAATTTTTAGGGAGCTATATCAACAGTATCTTGAAGAAGGTTATTCACAAAAAGACGCAAAGAAATTTGCTTCGGAAGAAACGAAAGACTTCATGTCTCATGATCGTGACTTTATAAATAACATCTTTAACTATCAGGATTATGAGGAGGAACCATAAGTATGTGGAAGATACTTGCTAAGAGCAAACGTTCTACTACAGTACTAGAAACTTCTAATTATGAAAAGGAGATATGGAATCTTTTAGCGGATAGAAAACTATTTTCATCTCAATTTGGTTATGACGTAGAAGAAATAGATAGTGGGTTCATAGCTAAACTTAATGGAGAAGAAGTTGCAACATATAGGATATGCAACGATGAGCGAAGATCACCAAGAAAGTGAATGGGTAAAACATATTCCATGTGGAACCTGTGGGTCAGACAATAATGGTAGTCTTTATTCGGACGGCCATACTTATTGTCATAAGTGCGGAACACATGTTCTTCCTGATAACGTGAAAGAGGATTACGATAACATGCCACTTGATACAGTTCGTTACTCTCAACCTACTCCCAAAGGAGTTATCTCTGCTCTTACTGATAGAGGTATCACAAAAGATACAGCAGATAAATATGGTGTTCGTATTACACAGAACTCTTATGGAGAAACACTAAAACATTATTATCCTTACTACGATGTAAACAACAATCATGTTGCTTACAAAGTTCGTGATGTAGCCTCTAAGAATTTCTCTGCTGATCCTCCGGGCGCTATGTCAGCAGGTGCGTTGTTTGGTCAGCATCTCTGTCAAGAGAAAGGAAAGTATATCACCATCTGCGAAGGTGAGATTGATGCTATGTCTGTTTATCAGATGTTGGGGTCAAAGTGGCCCGTGGTTTCTATCAAGGATGGTGCAACATCAGCAGTTAAAAATTGTAAGCGTAGCTATGACTTCCTAAACAGCTACGATAATATTGTTATATGTTTTGATATGGATCAACCGGGGCAGGAGAATTCTCGTAAGGTTGCTGAACTATTTGAACCTAACAAATGTAAGATTGTATTACTTGATTCAAAACTGAAGGATGCAAATGAATACCTTAAGGCATCTAAGGCGGCAGACTTTACTAAGGCTTGGTGGGCTGCTAAGACATTCACACCCGCTGGTATTATTAATCTTAGGGATGTTGGGGAAGAGCTATACGAAGAAAGCAATCAGACTACCTGTCTCTATCCTTGGGAAGGGATGAATACAAAGCTATATGGTATTCGTACAGGAGAGCTTACGACAGTAACAGCAGGTACTGGTACTGGTAAATCAAGCGTCATGCGTGAGCTTATGCACCACGTTCTTAAAAACACATCAGAGAATATTGGTGTTATTTCTTTGGAAGAAAACACTCACTCTACCATCTTTCATATTATGTCTGTGGAGGCAAACTCTCGCCTCTATATTAAGGAAGTAAGAGAAAATCATAGTAGTGCCGACCTACGAAAGTGGCAGGACGCTACAGTAGGTAGTGGTAGGTTCTTTGCCTTTGACCATTTTGGTTCGATGGGTACAGAAGAAATTCTTGCTCGTGTTCGTTACATGGTTAAGGCATTGGATTGTAAGTGGGTCTTCTTAGACCATCTATCCATTCTTGTCTCAGGCTTAGATGGTATGGACGAACGAAAGAACATCGACGTTCTGATGACCAAACTTCGTAGCTTGGTAGAGGAAACAAACTGTGCTCTGATCCTCGTGAGTCACCTACGGAGGGCTGCTGGAGATAGTGGGCATGAGGATGGCAGAGAAGTGTCTTTGTCGCATCTACGCGGCTCCCAGAGCATTGCTCAGTTGTCTGATACGGTCATAGCAATGGAACGAGATCAGCAGTCTGACGACCCCAACACAGCCAACACTACGACCATCCGCGTACTGAAGAATAGGTATGCAGGTGAAACTGGTGTAGCTTGTCACTTGTTTTTTAATAAAGATACTGGTAGGTTGCACGAGGTAAGTAATCTAGGCGATGACTTAGAGGAAGGAGATGGTGACAACGACATTCCCTTCTAACTGATAGGAAAAACAATGGACGTAATACTCGACATCGAAACAGATTCTCTCAACGCTACGCAGATTTTTTGTATCGTAACAAAGAATGTAGATACCGGACAGATAAACGTATGGAAAGGTGAAGAGTGTTACAGTAGTTTTCCTAAGTTCTCAAAAGGAGTATCAAAGTTTATTATGCACAATGGCATAAGCTTTGATGCTCCTACTTTGAACCGCCTAGTAGGCACTACTATTAATGTATCTAATGTAGAAGATACTCTACTTCTTTCACAGCTTTTATTTCCTACACGCGAAAAACATTCTCTTGAGTCATGGGGTTTGAATTTAGGTTTTAAAAAGATAGCCTTTAATGACTTCTCTCAATTAACAGAAGAAATGATTACGTACTGTATACGTGATGTAGATATTACATATCGTTTATGGTTAAAAATTAAACAAGAGAAACCAGAGAAGTATCGTAAAGCTGTTGATCTAGAATACAATGTACGGCACATTGTTGACATACAAGAGCGCAATGGCTTTACTCTTGACCTTGAGAAAGCGTCATGTCTACAAGCAGAACTATCTGATAAATCTTCTATCATAGAAAAACAGTTAGAAGAAAAGTATAAGCCTATTATAGAAGAAAGGTTCTCAGAAAAGACAGGCAAAAGATTAAAGGATAAAGTCATTATCTTTAATCCATCTAGTAGGCAGCAGATAGCTGCTAGACTAATGAAACAAGGATGGGAGCCAGATAAGTTTACACCAACTGGTCACCCAATTGTTGATGAAGGTACATTAAAGAATGTAGATATACCAGAAGCTAAGATGATTGCTGAATATCTTCTTCTTAATAAACGTACTGCACAGATTAAATCTTGGATTAAACTTTTAGAAGATGATGGAAAGGTACATGGAAAAGTTCTCACACTTAAAGCTATATCGGGACGCATGGCACACTATGGTCCAAACATGGCACAGGTTCCAGCAGTATACTCTCCTTATGGGAAACAGTGTAGAGCTTGTTGGAGTTCCTCTTCTGCTGATCGCGTTCTTGTGGGCTGTGACGCAAGTTCGTTAGAGCTAAGATGTTTAGCTCATTATATGAACGATACTTCTTATACCAAAGAAGTAGTTGAAGGAGATATTCATACAGCTAATCAGAAGGCTGCTGGGCTAGAGACTCGTGACCAAGCAAAGACATTTATCTATGCATTTATTTATGGCGCTGGTGCAGCTAAGATTGGCAGCGTCGTCGGAGGGTCAGCAGCAGAAGGACAACAGCTTATTGATAACTTTCTAGGTAGTCTCCCTGCATTAGCTACTCTAAGAGAAAGAGTTGCTAATGTTTCTAAATCTGGTTACATCTCCGGCCTAGATGGTAGGAAGCTACACGTCAGGCATCAACACGCAGCTATGAATCTTTTGCTGCAGGGTGCAGGTGCTATTATTTGTAAGCAGTGGCTTGTGTTTATTGACAAGCTTATAAGAAAGCATAAGTTAGACGCTAAGTTAGTAGCTAGTATCCATGACGAATATCAATTTGATTGCCGTAAGGATCAGGCTGAACATTTTGGTAGATTAACCAGAGAAGCTATGAAGCTAACTGAAAAGGAGTTGAATGTTAGGTGTCCGCTTGATAGCGAATATAAAGTTGGTAACAACTGGAGTGAAACACACTAAGTAAAGGAAAAATTTAATGAACACAATTCCACTTACAGAAGAAGATATTATCTACGCACGTTCAGTAGCTAAGTCTATCTACGATGAATCACGCCGACAAGGACTTGATCCTACTGGTGCTACAGGATATTACTCAGCAGAGAATGAAATCATTGGGGTACTAGGTGAGATTGCAGCGGCACGTCATTTCGGTATTCCATTTGTCCCTAACATCAATCAATTCAAGCGTCCTGATGTTGGCAAGTGGGCAGTACGTACCACTAAGTACCCAAAAGGTAAGCTGCTGATCAGGCCGGGTGACCCTGCTACTGATCCTTACATGCTTGTTACAATCCCTACGTTCCGTGCTGCTAATATCATCGGATGGATTGAAGGCGAGGATGCTATGACTGACGACAATTGGTACGACAAAGAAAGTATTCGACCAATCGTCGGACCCGGTGATGCAGCATGGGTTATCTTTCAGGATCAACTTAATTCTTTCACAGAATTTGCTAAAAGAGAGGAAGCAGCAGCATGAAGATGGAAGTAAATTTAAATGATGATTGGGTAGATGAAGTAGTAGCAGCCTCGCTGCGTGATTTCGTCCGGCGTAACCATAAAAACTCAGACACCCCAATTGATGCCATGAAGGAGGTTCTTAAATTTTATAGTGTGGAGGAAGACTACAATGCTTTTATCGAAGACCTTGAGATTATGTCTGGACATAACGAAGGACAAATTAGTTTTGATTTTTAGCTTGACAGGTGTAACTAAGTTTAGTAGTATCCTTTTTGTTACTGAAACAGCCCTAATCATTGGGCCTTAAATCGGAGATTAAATAAATGGCTAATGCAAGATACGATCAAATTATCATTACAGGTAAAGTTTATTGGGCTTCCGTTGTAGAGCCTAATACTACCTATGAGCCTTGTTGGCAGGTAGACGTATGTATTGAAGACGACGAGACCAAAGAAAAGCTACAATCCGTCGGACTACCCATTAAAAATAAGGGTGATGAGCGTGGTGACTTCTTCTCTGCCAAGCGTAAGGTACAGAAGAAGGATGGTAGTAATCGAGATGCTCCTCGCGTCATCGACGCAAAGCGTAATCCTTGGGACAGGCGTCTCATTGGTAATGGTAGTTTAGCTAAGATTAAAGTCCAACCCTATGATTGGGATTATGCTGGTAAGAGCGGCGTTAGCTCAGACTTTATGGCTATGCAGGTTATCGACCTTGTGACATATGGTGATCCATCTAATGATTTCCAAGACGAAGATGGATTTAGTATTGATGACGAACTAGCAGCTTTATAAGAAAGGAAGTAAAATAATGAAGACGAATGAAACACTAGTACTAACAGCTCTTCGACGTGGTATGCGCGTTACTCGTAAAACTTCACTTGAACGTGGGTGGTGTGAGAACCTCACCGCTACGATCTCACGCCTTCGTAAGAAGGGACACATTATCATCGCTGTACGCGCCATGTCCCCTGTTGGTGCCTATACGCGATATAAGCTACTCGCAGAGCCTACAGCACAGGCCGCGTAGTAGCTAACTAAGGAGGCAACAGAACGTGGTAAAATCTATCGAGACATTAGTAGAAGACATCTACTCATTGTTCAATAATGTAGAAGAAATACAGATTGATCAAAAGCATATCGACGCTTTTGCTGATGGAGTAACCCGTTCTGTTGTCTCCGCTATTTCTGAAGTTCGTAAAGAAAGAGAGCCAAATCTAAGATTGTCTCTAGTAGGACATCAAGATAGAAAGATTTGGTATGAGATGAAGGGGGTTAAGAAAGAACCTCTTTCTTCTCCTACTCTTATCAAGTTTCTTTATGGACATATTATTGAAGAACTTCTCATTTTCTTTACTAAAGTAGCAGGGCATGAGATTAAAGAAGAACAAGCAGAATTGTACGTTAATGGAGTTAAGGGACATAAGGATGCTACAGTTGATAATGTTCTTGTAGATTTTAAGTCAGCTTCCAGTTATAGCTTTAAGAAGTTTAAGGATGGTAGCATACTTACAGATGACCCTTTTGGTTACATTGCCCAGCTATCTTCTTATGCAGAAGCCGATAGTGCTTCTAAAGCTGGGTTTATTGTTATTGATAAATCATCTGGTGAATTATGTTATTGTCCTTTAGACGAAATGGACATGATTAATCCTGTTTCCCGTATTGACAATATTAGGGAGTTTTTGAAAAGTGACACACCTCCTAAAAAATGTTATGATCCTGTGGCTGATGGTGCCAGTGGTAACTATAAGCTTAGTGTTGGGTGTAATTTTTGTGACTACAAGCACACTTGTTGGTCGGATGCTAACAATGGTCAAGGCATACGTACATTCATGTATTCCAATGGTCCAAAAAACTTGGTTGAAGTTGCTCGAACTCCTAACGTACCAGAAGTAACCAACAATGCCTAAATATAGGTCAGGCTCAGAGAAAAGGACAGGAGAGTTTTTAGCAACAATCAAAGTTCCTTTTTCTTTTGAGCCTCACTATATTGAGTATACGTGGTTAGAATATAAAAAATATCTTCCAGATTTTCTTCTACCTAATGGCATCTTTTTAGAAGTTAAAGGTAGGTTTAAATTAGAAGACAGAAAGAAACACCTCTTTATTAAGGAAATGTATCCAGATTTAGATATTCGGTTTGTCTTCGATAACCCTAACGGCAAACTAAATAAAGGCGGTAAGTCATCTTATGCAGATTGGTGTACAAAAAACGGTTTCTTGTTCTGTAAAAATTCAGATCATGATATAATTGAAGCATGGTCACATGAACAACTTAAACTACCTAGAAGAGGAGGACGAGAAGTTTCTATTAAGCGTAGAGATTCTACTGGAAAAGCAAAAAACAAATCCAGAAAGAGTTCTTTTTCTAAGCGTAATACTTCAAGCACTCCTAGACGCAACAAAACCAGAAACACTTAAAGAACCTGAAGAAGAAAAGTTGGCTAGGCGTTCTGCTCAAGCTTGGTTCTTTGCGTCAGTTGGGGTAACCGCACAAGACTTTAATGATATTTGTGATTTTGCAGGAATAGCGCCTGTGAGTATGCGAAGCTTTGCTTTTAAGGTCTTGCGCTCTAATGAAGTTACTTATATACGTAAGCGTATTAATACTGTTCTAAACTATGATTAACTGGAGATAAGAATGGATAACGATACAGCTATCATTAACTATATGAGAGAAGCTAGGAAAGAGGAGGCTAAACTAAGCAATCCTTTATCCTCACAGGTTGGTGGCGATCACTATAAAAAATGCAGTATACAGCCAGTAGAATATATTCACGCTAATGACATTGGTTACCTTGAAGGTAATGTGATAAAATATATAACTCGGCATCGCGTAAAGGGTCAGGGCAAAGAAGATATAGAAAAAGCCATACATTACGCAAAATTAATATTAGAGTTAGAATATAACACAAAGGGAGAATGACATTGCAGCCTATCTTAAACATTAGTATTTCACCAGACAGAGATAGTCTTTTCGATGAGCTAGGCATCGCACGGTTAAAAGAATCCTACATGATGGATCACGAACTTTCCCCACAGGAAAGATTTGCTTACGTATCTAAATCATTTTCCTCTGATCAAGAACATGCACAGCGTCTCTATGAGTACTCCTCAAAGCATTGGCTTTCTTATTCTACACCCATCCTATCTTATGGTAAGTCCTCTCGTGGTCTTCCTATCTCTTGCTACCTAAACTATATTCATGATAGTGCAGAAGGCTTAGTAGAAAACCTTTCAGAGACTAGCTGGTTGTCTATGCTTGGTGGTGGTGTGGGTATTGGCTTTGGCATACGGTCATCAGATGATAAATCAACGGGGGTTATGCCTCACTTAAAAATGTATGATGCCTCTTCCCTCGCTTATCGTCAGGGAAAGACACGCAGAGGTTCTTATGCAGCTTACCTCGATGTAGATCATCCTGATCTTCTTCTATTTTTGGAAATGAGAAAGCCTACTGGCGATCAGAACTTTCGCTGCTTAAACATGCATCACGGTATTAATATTAGCGACAAGTTTATGCAGCTAATAGAAACCTCTATGACAGATGATAATGTAGACGACAGTTGGGAGTTATGTGACCCTCACTCAAAGAAAGTATATGATGTAGTCTCAGCTAAAGAAATCTGGCAGCGTATCCTAGAGATGCGTATGCAAACTGGTGAGCCTTACCTACATTTTATTGATCGTTCTAACGAACAGCTACCTGCATGGCTAAAGCAGAAAGGTCTAAAGGTACATCAATCTAACCTTTGTTCAGAAATTATTCTCCCTACGTCAGCAGAGCGCACAGCAGTATGTTGCCTATCTTCTATAAACCTTGAGTACTTTGATGAATGGTCTAAGGATAAGCAGTTTCTACCTGACGTATTGGAAATGTTGGATAATGTTCTTGAGTTTTTTATTAATAATGCTCCTAATTCCATCAGCCGCGCTAAGTACTCCGCTAGTAAAGAACGATCTGTTGGTGTTGGAGCCTTGGGTTTTCACGCCTACCTACAAAGCAAAGGCATGTCCTTTGAGTCAGCCGTTGCTAAATCAATCAATATGCGGATGTTTAAGCACATCAGAACAGAGCTTGATTCAGCCAACCGAAAGCTGGGAAAAGAAAGAGGAGAAGCTCCTGATGCAAAAGGAACAGGATTACGCTGCAGTCACGTTATGGCAGTCGCACCAAATGCTTCTTCTTCAATTATTATGGGAAATACCTCCCCATCTATCGAGCCTTGGAGAGCAAACGCCTATCGGCAAGATACAATTAGTGGCTCCTTTCTAAATAAAAATAAGTTCTTAGATAAACTAATCAAGGAGAAGTGTAGTGAAGATACTAAACTTGACTATGATAAGATTTGGTCTTCTGTTATTGCCAATGATGGTTCTGCACAGCATCTTCGTTGTCTCACGGAAATTGAGAAGGAAGTTTACAAAACGTCGATGGAGATAGACCAGCGTTGGGTCATTGAACATGCAGCAGATCGTCAGCAGTATATTGATCAAGCACAATCTTTGAATATCTTCTTTCGTCCTGACGTTGACATCAGCTATCTTCATGCTGTGCATTTCATGGCTTGGAAAAAGGGGCTAAAGACTATGTACTACTGCCGCTCAGAAAAGATTGGTAAGGCTGATAAAGTCTCTCGTAAAATTGAACGACAGATTATTCAAGAACTTGATATGGAAGCATTAGCTTCTGGCGAAGAGTGTCTGGCTTGTGAGGGTTAAGTTACGTATTGCTTGGAATTACTGGTGTAAAGCATTAGGCAGTAAAGCATATGAAGAAGATAATAAAGCAGATGTTGTTGCTGTTATTCGTACATTTTGGATTATTCTTCATATACTTACTTGCCTTGCTATCCTGACTCACAACTCTAAAAACTTAGGACTTTGGTAAATGACTAAAAAACTTAAACTTCAAGACGAGCGTAATTATTTTAAGCCCTTCCATTACCCTTGGGCTTATGATGCTTGGCTAAAGCATGAGCAGTCTCATTGGCTTCATACTGAAGTACCAATGCTAGAGGACGTGAAGGATTGGAAGAGTGTTCTTTCTACAGAGGAGAAGTATTTTCTTACACATATCTTTCGTTTCTTTACTCAGTCGGACATTGATGTAGCTGGTGGTTATGTAAACGACTATCTCCCACTATTCCCCCAACCTGAAGTGCGTATGATGCTGACTAGCTTTGCTGCTAGAGAAGCTCTACATGTAGCAGCCTACTCGCACCTCATCGAATCTTTAGGGATGCCTGACGCCACCTACAATGAGTTCCTAGAGTATGAAGCAATGAAAGATAAGCATGAATATTTTCATGATAAGCTTTCAGGAGATGCTTCAGTGCCTTTAAAAATTGCAGCTATCTCTGCATTTACAGAGGGTCTAGCATTATTCTCCTCTTTCATAATGTTGTTAAATTTTCCTCGACATGGTAAAATGAAAGGAATGGGGCAGATTGTCACATGGTCTATTGTAGATGAAACACAACATGCTGAAGGTATGATCCAATTGTTTCGTGCTTACGTCGAAGAAAATCGTGACGTATGGAACGATAAGACAAAGGGAGAGATATATACTACAGCTACTGAAATGGTAGACTTAGAAGATAAGTTTGTTGATCTTGCTTTTAAAATGGGTAAGGTTGAAGGACTAAGAGATTATGAAGTAAAGGAATATATTAGATATATCGCTGATCGGCGGCTTATCTCTATGGGCCTGAAGGGAATTTACAAAGTAAAAACAAACCCTCTTCCTTGGGTAGAGACAATGATCAATGCACCTACTCACACAAACTTCTTTGAGAATCGTGCTACTGATTATGCTAAAGGAGCTTTACAAGGTAATTGGAGTGATGTTTGGAAAACTAAATAATGTAGGGAGATTAACATGGCTAGAGATTATAAAAGAGAAAACAAGGTAACAAAAAGTAAACCTAAAAATATTGCTAAACGTGTAGCAAGAAATAAGGCACGTAGGGAAGCTATTAGAAAAGGGCGAGTATCTGTTGGAGATGGTAAGGAACTAGACCATATTAAACCTATAAGTAAAGGAGGTTCTAATAAAAAGTCTAATATTAGAATTACAACTAAAAGCCAGAACAGTTCCTTTGATCGTAATCCTGATAAGTCAGTAAAGAAAAATAGACTTAACAAAAGAAAAGGGAAAACTACTAAAAAGAATGCTTAACTTACTCCCATACAAGCTATATGAACATCAACTTCCAAAAGAACTTTGCAAAGGCTTAATAGGCATGGCTAAAGCTGACTTTGAGAACGCCGAAGTTTACGAAGATGGTGAAGATGTAAAGAATACTTCAGTCAGAAATAATAAAATTAAATGGTTTAATAATTCAGAAATTATTGAAATACTTAGTACATATGCTGAGAAAGCTAATGTAGAAGCTAATTGGTTTTTTGATGTAGATAGTCATGAAGTTCCACAAGTATCTTCCTATGGGCCGGGAGAGTTCTACGATTGGCATGTTGACATAGGTGTAGAAAGCCCTGATGAAGTTCACTTTAGAAAAATTACCGTAGCGGTTAATTTAAATGACGACTATGAAGGTGGTGAGTTTCAGATTGAAAAGTGGTGTGCGCCTAATGTAAGGCACAGGGCTAAAACAATCACCAAGGCTAAGGGGATAGGTTCTGTTCTAGTCTTTCCCTCCTTCCTACATCACAGAGTTAAAGCAGTTACAGAGGGAAATAGATACTCCTTAGTCTGTTGGTTTAGGGGATCACGCTTCTCCTAAATTAAAATAGTTGTTGACTTTTCTAAAATATAACTATATAATGTAGAGACAGTCGCTTAAAAGGGCTGTTTTTATCTTATTTGTATTTGCTAAAAGAAAGGAATACACATAATGAACGTAGTAACATTTGCCCCTCACTTCGAGAAGATGCGTAACTTTATGCTTGATGTAGACAAATATCTTGAGCCTCTAAATTATGTAGCACAATCTGTTGCAAACAGCAGTACTTATCCATTTCATAATATCTATAAAAAAGAAGAGAATCATGTTATTGAGATTGCTCTTGCTGGTTTTACTAAAGACGAAATTGAAGTAGAACTAGAACCTAATATTTTAACAATTCAGAGTACAAAATATAAAGGTAAGACACCTACTGTAGATATGAAGTTTAATGGTATTTCTAATAGAAATTTTCGGAGAGTTTTTTATCTAGCTGATATGATGCGAGTTATCTCTTGTAAAATGGAAAATGGTATGCTAACAATAACCATTAAGAAAGAAGTACCTGAAGAAAACAAGCCTACAAAAATAACAGTAGAATAAGGAGTACTGGGTTTGCCTATCAATAAACTACCCACAATTTATATTGGTTATGATCCACGCGAACGAGATTATGTTCGTGCCTTAGATAAATCAATTAGAATGAACACTAAAGACACGTATAACATTGTGCCTATTGTACAAAAGGAAGTACGTCGCTCAGGTCTTTACTGGCGTAGCCCTACTACAGACTTAGAAGGGAATCGTGTGGATGTTTTTGATGGCAAACCCTTTTCTACTGAATTTAGTTTTACCCGCTTTTTAGTTCCTTTTCTAAACCAAATGTCTGGATTAGCTCTCTTCATGGATGCTGATATGTTTGTTCGTTCAGATATTACAGAAATATTTGATCTATACGGACAGAGTAATCAATACGCTATTAGTTGTGTACAGCATGATCATGCTCCATCAGAAAAAACTAAAATGGATGGACAGGTACAAACTATTTATAGACGTAAGAATTGGTCTTCTTTTGTTTTATGGAACTGTGATCATCCTTGGGTAAAACAGTTTAACATAGGAGATGTCAATACTAAGTCAGGCTCTTGGCTACACGCCTTTGAATGGATGGATACATATCCTATTGGTTCAATTAAGGAAGAGTGGAATTGGCTTGATGGAACTTCCGATGAAGACGTGGAAGCAAACAATGTTCATTTCACAACAGGAGGTCCGCTATACCCTGATTGGCAGGGTAAACGTCCTATAGATAATGAGTACGCAGCAATGTGGAAAGATTTTTATAAACACGCAGTACAAGGATAATAATAATAAAATGATTCGTTTTGTAACTTCTTTTAGCGCAGACGGCTACGAAAGATATGCTCAGAAGATGCTAGAATCCGTAGTGGAGAATTGGCATCCTGATCTAAAGCTAACAGCGTATTACCATGATTGTGAAGAAGCCCTTGTTTCTGCTTTTCCTAAAGCATCCAACATTGAGTATCGTAATCTTAATGAAGTAGAAGATATGTTAGCATACCGTGAGCGTATGAAGGCGTATGATGGTACAGCTAATGGACAGACTGCTTATGATTGGCGTATGGACGCTATTAAGTGGTGCCACAAGGTCTACGCGCTAACTGATTTGGGCTTAGAACTAGCTGACAAAGACGCAGAGGCTGGTTGGATGTGTTGGCTAGATGCTGATACAGTGACAACCAAGCCGCTTACCGTAGAGAAAGTCTCAGCCCTCCTGCCAGAAAAAGCACATCTAGTGCATCTTGGCCGTAAAGACGTAGACTATAGCGAGACATCCTTTATTGGATTTAATCTCAGCTATGAATCTCCTGTCTATATGATTGCTGACCTTCGTGGCTGCTACGATATTGGCGAGGTTGTCTCTTATCGCGAGTGGCACGACGGCTTTATCTTTGAGCGTCTACTAAAGATTTATACGGCACATGGTATGCGTGTCCATAATCTAACTCCTGATGTAGAAGGATTAGCAGCCTTTCAAAGCTCCCCTCTATCTCAGTACATGACACACTATAAAGGTGCCTTAAAGAATAATCTATCAGATACTCAGGTAGCACCAGATATTAAGTTACCAAGATACCGCCAACTTGCTGATCTTATCCGCACATATGGCAGTGAAACCTTTGTAGAGGTTGGTACATGGAACGGTGGCCGCGCCATTGAGATGGCTCTAGCTTCCTTTGAAAGTAAAGAAAAGCTACACTACATTGGCTTTGATTTGTTTGAAGAAGCTACTGAAGAATTAGATGTCTACGAATTAAATAGTAAACAACATAATACACTTACCGCTGTAAGCAATCGCCTAAAAGAATTTGCTGCTAAAATGAAGGAGGATGGTAAAGAGTTTACCTTTGAGCTTCATAAAGGAAATAGTAAAGAAACATTAGTTGCTGCTAAAGAAAGCCTTGCTAAAGCGAATTTTGCTTATATTGATGGAGGGCATTCAGAAGAGACGGTACTCAGTGACTATAAAAATCTAGAGCATTGTGATGTTATTGTCTTTGATGATTACTTTAGCAAAGATCAAGAAGGAAATATTCTGGGTGAAGAATATCTAGGAACTAATCGCCTTATTGACGGCTTTAAAGATACACTATCTGAAGGACGCTGTATTGTTCTTCCCTCACAGGATAAGGTTAAAGGTGGAGGTATTACCCATCTTGCTCTCCTGCTCTCTAAGGATGACCTTCCACAGCCTCCTGTTGACCTTCTAAAGGTTCCGATTATTGTTAAGCCTAAAGACTCTATGCCTAAAGAGTATATTATGCAGAGCATTAATGATAATCTAAAGCTAATAAAAAAGTGGGGCTTTGTCCAAAGTTGTAAACCTAACGCAGAACATGCAATTGTTGTTTCAGGCGGTCCCTCAACTGATTATAAAAAGCTAAAGAAAGTTATTAAAGAAACAAATGGTGTGGTACTATGTGTAAAGCATAGTTATCCAGAACTATTAAAGAATGGTATTGTTCCTTTTGGGTGTATTATTCTTGATCCGCGTTCTATTGATGGCGTTTCTACTCATGGTATTGTACGGAAAGATTTATTTAATACGTTAGATAAGGATACAAAATTCTTTGTGGCGTCTATGACAGACGTTAGCGTTACTAAATATCTTATGAGTAAAACAGATAATGTATACGGATGGAATGCTTATTCCGAAGCAGTTGTAGAAGCAACTAAAAATGAAAGCTTCGCTATTGACGAAGGTCTTAATATTCCTAAAGATACTACTTTCGTAACTGGGGGTACGTGTTCAGCAATGCGTACTATTGGGATGTTTCATATCCTAGGCTTCCGTAACTTCCATCTATTTGGTTTTGATTGCAGCATCCCAGAAATGACAGATGATATGAAAAAGGAAAGGACAGAAGACGATAAGCCAAAGTATCTAAATGTTGAGACAAATGGTGCAAAGTTCTGGACTACAGGAGAGCTTTTAGCTATGGCACAAGATTGTGAGAAGTTGTTTAGTAATCAGGATATTGAAATGAATGTTTCTATTTATGGCGAAGGAACTCTTGTTGCAGAAATTTTTAAAGATACTTATCATGCGGATAAACCATACTATAAGGATTTAATTAAACAATGTTAGGAATTGCGGAATCAGTTATAGGTGTTACAGGAAAAATTCTTGATAAATTTATTGAGGATAAAGACCTAAAGACTAAGCTAGAAGCAGAGCTTAATGAGCAGCTAGTGTCCCTCGATCTTGCTCAAGCACAAGCTAATATTGAACAAGCAAAGCATCCCTCTATCTTTGTAAGTGGAGCTAGACCAGCCATCATGTGGGTCTGCTGCTTTGCTCTTGCTTGGCAGTTTATCCTTGCTCCTGTTACAAGCTGGGGGTTAGCCATTTGGTATCCTATTATTACGCTTCCTGTGTTAGACACTCAGTCTCTTATGACGCTTCTATTATCTCTTCTAGGACTTGGCGGTATGCGCTCTGCTGAAAAGTGGAAAGGTGTTGCCAGAAATAATATGAAATAATGGCACTCAACGATAAACAAGAGAAGTTTGCACAAGCTTATGTACTCTATCGAAATGCTACCGAAGCTGCTAAGGCTGCGGGGTATGCGGGTAGGTCTGCATATAATCAAGGTAGTAGGCTTTTAAAGATAGGAGAAGTAAACGAAAGAATTGAAGACCTTGAAAAGGAGATGGAGACATCTATTGATTATGTTGCTGAGATTGAAAAGCAGTATACATATGCTACCAACAATAATCATACTAACTCTGCGCTTAAAGCACTTGAACTTCTTAGTAGATTACGTGCTCCTACAGACGAGGATACGCCTACTACTGTGGAGGAGTTGGAAGAAGATATTGTCAAAAGTCTTGAGCTATTAGGCGAGGACAGAACCATCAAGCTTTTCACAAAGTGTTCTTGGTTCGATGAGCAAGAAGAAGAGATGGAAGAGCTTCAGGAAGAAGTTGAAGAGCTAGAAGAAATCTTAGATGAGTTAGCTGAAAAAGAGATTATTGATGATCAAGTGTGAGGATAAATGTACGATAGACCTTAACCATCATTATTGTATTAAGTGTAATCGTTCAGTTGAAGAGATAAAAGAAGATAACGAAAAAAAGAAACAGGAAAAACTTCTCAAGAAAGCTTGGAAGAATTTACCTGTTTAGGCTTGTCCCTTAATAGACACGCGGAAGAGCATGGTTACTCTTCCATTTTATTTATAACTCCAAATAGTAAGCACCATCCTTACATCAATAGCTCCTTCCATTGATAATCTCCTTTATTATGGTGAATAATTATTTTAATCTACAGAACTATTTTTAATATATATCATTGAAAAGTCTGCAGAAATTGAGTTATTTGTTCCAGAAGATACTGCTCGTGCTTCTACGTCAGTTTTTTCGGGTATTAAGATAGGATACCGGATAACAAAATCTGCAGCAGCACCCTCACTAAGAGACTGTTTCAGCAAAGCTCTAAACACACCGTCTAATTGACGTTGAACAAATTGAGCAGTGACATATTGGTTATTATTAGTCGTTCCAGTAGAGAAGTTTACATGATCTAAAAATCCAGTGTATCCGGCTGGTACTGTCCACATAGCCATCAGCGTCTGGTTTTCACCTGCAGTAATACGAGCGTATGTAGTCCCGCCATTGGTGATGTTTAAGTCGGCAGTTGGTTCTTGTGAGCCTAATACAAATGCACGAAAAACACGAAGAAAGGTTTGTATTGTAGTAGCTGTACCTGCACCAGCTAGTGTTACTTCTTCACTAACTTCATTGTAGTCTTCGTCTAAACCTTGTATTGTAACCTTAACACCATTATCAGTTGCCGGTGAACCTGCGGCGGTAGTTACCGTCATAACAACAGCAGAACTAGGGTAAGCGTACAGTCCACCTGCATCCCAAATAGTTTCTTCTGTTCCGTCTACGTCTGGATTAAATCCAAACTTAAAAATTGTTTTGTGATTTTCTATCTGACCACGAGCAACTTGTAGTTCAAAAGGTTCGTTTTTACCAAAACGTGTAATTGAGGAAGGTATTGCCATATTATTTATAACTCCAAATAGTAGGACGCGGTGTTGTATCAGAGTTTAACATAGTATCAATATGTATGAACCTTTTATTGTGTGGTCCTCTTTGTGCTACCCCTATCCCTGTAAAGCCGTGTAGAATAGCTTTATTAACTAATGCATAAGCTTGGCTACCTGAGATAGCTACGTCTACAGCCTGACCGAGAATATGCGCTGACTTAGGAGAGCCTCCTACTGCTGCATTGTATTCAGAGCTACGGTAGCCTGACGTAATAACCATAGGCTTACCGTAATCTTCACGTAGAAGAATAAGTTGTTTCATAAACTCTTTGTCCATAAAACATTCTCCTGTACCCTTACATCCTAATTCTTTCTCAGTAAAGTATTTCCAGTCGTTTGTCCCAGACATTATTTTACCTTTACTAAAAAAGAATCTAACTTAGCATCTAGCCTATCAAATCTATCCATGATTTTATTAAGGTCTTTCTCTACGTCTGCCTTAGTCGCATAGGTTTTGGCGACCTCTTCTCGTGTGTCAGCCACGCGCCGCTTAGTATCCTGTACCTGTTGGCTAATACCACGCACCCACCATATAAAGGAGCCACCGGCTATACTTAGTATTGCATTCCAAATCATAGTAGGGTCACTAGGCATTTTATTTATTCCTTTAAATTAATCTGTAACGATAGAACGTGATGAGTCAAGAATGTCTTGTAAATTTTCAGTTGCTTCTGCTTTAATATCTCTAGCTTGTGGTATGTTTCTTAAAAAAGGGACTAAGTCAGCTATAAAACGAGCCAATGATCTAGATTCTCCTTTAGCTCCATAATTATACAAAGCTGCTGTTCCCTTTTCTAAGCTTGAAGCGCTAGGACCAAGAATAGCAGCAATGAAATTTGTTCCGTACTTCTGCGAATTAATCGCATCATAAATAAGAGTAAAGCCACCTAATATATTAGTTCTCAGTAAAGCTTGTAGAAGTTTATCTTTCCCGTCTAATTCGTCAAAGGGGCTTTCTTCATCCCCATATCGGATATTATCTTTTAAACCTTGGATAGCTAAAGCCATTGCCATAATTCCTGCTAAGGCTACTCCATATTTTAGGGCGTCTGTAGCGGGAATACGTCCCTTGGTTAAAGGAACAATAATTTCTCGCCACATACGAGTGCCTACTGTATTGCCAAAGACCAAGGCAAAACCCTTTAGCTGTGCTACGGAAGCGTAATGAGGGTCTGACATCCATAAAGGTCTATTAACAGCATTAGGAGCCATAATAAACTCATTCACTGTTCTAGATAAAGCTTTACGAATAATCTCAGGATCACCATCTTCTACATTTTTAGCTTTAGAATTAGGAGTAGCATACCAAGCTTGTACTGATTCAGCATCAGGATTGGTGATACCTTGTTCCGCTAAACGTCTTCTAGCAAGTCGATATTCTTGAGTCTTTGTTTTCCCTGCATTTACAATCTTTAAATCATTACGCATCTGCATACGAGTAGCCTGAAAAGCAATATCTCTACTTATCTGCGTTACAGTTGTTAGAAGGGTAGCTTTAAAAAAAGCATTAGTTACTTTACGAGCTACCGTAACATTGGCTAGATCACCAAAGCGTTCCGCTAGGCTTCCATCTAAACCTTCTAGAATACCAGCAAAAGCTTTTTCTTTTGCATTCATTTTCATCTTAGGAAAGAATTTTCTACTCCCCGCCCTTAACGCATTATAAGAAGCACTTACTGTACCAAATAAAGCATACCGAGGATTTAACCTAGATAAGACAATAATAGGTTCAGATAAAGCTGTAAGACCAGCTAAAGGAAGTGTTAGTATGTATTGCCCAGTTAGTATCCACTTTTGAATACCCTGTACCTTCTTATTACGTAAGGGCTTATACTTACTTTGTGTAGCATCATATAAATCAGAAATCCACTCTTGTTCTTGTTGAGTAGTTTCTTTTAGTGTCGGAAGAATGGTGTTAATTTCATTAGCCATTTCTTTACCAATGATTCTTTTGTTAGCGTCTAAAACATATTTATACATAAGACCTTCAATATCAGTCTCTACTAATCCTGCTTTATCTAAAGCTTCTACATCTTCCTTACTAAGTCGCCTCTCTTGTTCAAAAGACTTTTGACTAGAGACTGCTTTATTAGAATCGCCTACATTAATTTTATCGTCTGATTGTGTATTGTCGTAAACACCTTCATTATCGTAAATATTTTCAACAATAGAAGAAGCACTAGCTTTACTTTTACCTCTGCCCATAAGAACTTTAATCATTCTTTTCCTATTTAAAGGACCAGTTTTATAAACCCTAGGAAGGTAGCCTTCTTCAAAGTTAAGCTGAATACCTGCTTTATTGAGACGATCATAGAAACCATCATAAATAGGTTCAAAAACTGTTTTGTTAGATAAGTTTTTAAACTTGTCTGAATTTATAATAGATTCTCTAATAGATGCTTCCTCATTAGGAGCAGCCTGAACACGCTGTGTGTACTCATTTCTTAATTCTTGTACCTCATTATCTAAGCCAAGAACCGTCTCTGTATCTATGTCACCTGCGTTATAAGCATTGCTAACATCTTCTCCTAATACAGAAGAACCTTCATAAGTTTCTTCACTAAAGACTGCATTTTCTACAGACTTTTTATTTAACTTAACAGGTCTTTTAATGCGCCCTGTTTTAGGGTCTACAGGAGCATTTCCTAAAAACTCTCTAAGTTTTGTAGCAACGCTATCAATACGAGCATCACCATCTAATTCACCAGTAGTCATTACTTTAAATACACGACGACTAACTGCTTTAGGAATAGCTCTCTGAAGAATAGGAATACGAAAGCTTCTACGCAACTCTCTAAAAATAGGCTGTAGTTGATCAGCATCTTGCCCTACAGCAGCACTAATATTAGAGGCGTTGTTAGCAAATAAATTAACAATACGTGCTTCACCCTCTCCTCTACGAGAGAATGGAGCTAAAACACTTAAAGCACTACGCATTAGACCTGAAATAATAGGTCTATCTGTCATCTGTTTAGAAGACTTTTCTCTTCCAAAGGTTCGTGTACCTGTCGCACCAAAAGACCCTCCAAGCTCAGTTTCCTGATCTCGCACACCCTTGGCTAACTCATCTAAAGTTTCTTCTAGTTCTATAGCTCTATTAGCTGACTGTGTTTGTAGTACACCTCCTAAAGCAGAAGTACCTGCTCCAGCAGCTTTACCACCTACAACGCCTAAAGCACCAGCATCAACAAGTCTATTAAAGTATTCAGCACCTTCGTAAGGAATAGCAGTCTTATCAGCAGCCAAACCAGCAGCAGCTATTTGCGTAGCCTCTTGTGCAGTTTCAGTAATTCCTTCAGATAAACCGCCTCTTAAACTTCCTTTAGCAACATTACCAGCAAATTTTAGACCTTTTGTTACAGCAGTTTCTGCTACTTCTTTACCTACTTTTTTACCTAGTTCATCTGTTACCGCTTTTTTACCAAACTCTTTAACAAAACTTTTAAGTAAAAGACTAGCGCCAATCTTGTCCAAAACACCAATAACAACACCACCAGCGGAAGCAGCCTTATCAGCTATTTCTGGGTCAGCGCCTAAATTAAGAGCTTCTTCTTTTACTTGTCCAGTACCAGCTAAACCTCCAACCATAAAAGGAAGTATTAAAGCTGTAGCAGCACCCGCAGCAGTCCCACCAACAGCAGCAACAGGTATAGCAACTAATCCTGCTCCTATAGAAGGACCAAGAGAACCTATGGCATCACCCAACATATCCTTTAAAAGTAAACCACCACTTTCTAAAGCTGCGCCAATGCCTTCTGTTTCATAATCTTCAGTAACCTCACTAATACGTTCAGTAAAAGAAGAAGTACGAGTAGGAATACCATAAGTTTTAACGTCTTCTTCTTGTTTTTGAGCATCCTTTATAGCCCACTGCTCTAGCTCAGGACTATTAATAAGACGACCATAGACACCAATGCCTTCAGCAGCGTATCTCTGGAACTCATTAAATGATCTACCAACCCTATTACCAAAACTATCTGGGTCTGCAGGAGTAACTGGAATAGGAGAAGCAGAAGGAGCAGAAGGAGCAGAAGAAGCATCAGCTTCCTCAGTATCAGTAAAGAGACTTTCTGTGGTCCTTCCTTTAAGAAGGTCTTCAGACTCTTGTAAAATCTTTAATATTTCAGGAGAAAAACCCTGTTCTTCTTGAACCATAGGAGTTTGTTCAACTGCTACATCAGGACGAGTTTGACTGCCCCTAGAAAGAAAGCTTTCTGCTTCCCTACTAGACTCTCCATAAAAAGAAGAAGGAGAAGGTTCTTCGCTACCTACACTTTGTAGTAGTTGATCAGCTTCCGCTAAAAGTTGTTGTGTGTTAGCAACCATTTATTATTACTTATTGTATCTTTTAAGATAGTTAGCCCAATTTTCGTCAATATCTTTGTCTTTATTTCTACGATGATAATCTTTAAAAGCTTGTTTAAACGCTTTTCTTTGTTTACTCCCACTTTTGTCAAACCACCCGCCCGTGTTAGGAAATGTACTCTCTAGTTCTTCTGCTTTAGTCTTCATATAATCATCTAAATATTCATTATCTTGTTTAGTTAAAGTAGCTTTACCACCCCTTAACGTATAGTCTAAAGTCATAGTAGAATTACGAAGCGTTAATGCTTTGATCATGCGATCAAATTGATCTTTTTGTGCTTTATTTTGTGCGGTAGCCCTAGCAGCTTTAAGCTCTGCAATTTTAAGATCATAGTTAGCTGCATCTTTAATATAAGCAGCTTCGTCCTTCTTTAGATTAAACTTAGATTGCATAAGTTCTAGAGGAACATCCTTAATCTTAGAGGCTAATGCTGCGTCTTCTCTATTAAGTTTAGAAAGCGTACTAATAATACCAGAAGATTTAGCACTCTTACCAAGCACCTGTAGGAAGGTCTGTCCTCCCGGTTGAGCTAGAATCTCTGTACCTAAATTAGCAAGAGATAACCAACGATCATTGTCAAGACCTGTACGACGCTCTTCTAATTCTGCACCCTTTTCGGTAGCTCGTAATTCTTGAGCTTTAAATAACTCTTCTCGTGTTTCTCTCATTACGTCAGGTAATCTTGATGACGAAAATGGAGACTGAGTTGTAGCAGCATCAAGTTTAGCTGCAAACTGAGCATCATATCCTTCAGGATAAGGAGCATCGTCTGTTTCCTGCTCTCTCATACGATCCTCTGAAGCAGCAGCAGGAGGAGCAGCAG